TGACATGCCCCTTGAAAGTAGCGGCTGGCCTGATACTGAGAATTGGGAGGAAGCTCGTTGCGACGGCCTTGGAGATGTTGCGCCGACTGGCGACAAACGGTTTCCCCCGTTCCTCGGTCCGGCCCGCCTCCGAAGAGATGCTGGCGCAAATCTGCTGCGCCTCATCCGGCGTGCCCATTGCCGCCAGCCCACGCAGTTCGGACCGCAGAGGAAGGTTCGCCGTGTGCATGAGAGGCAGTGCTTGCTGATTGGCGCTATTGAATTCATGCACATAGTGCGGTACCCCACCAATGAAAAAGCCGATCCGCGCTCTGCCGACACCCAGCCACTGCGTATCGATCACGAGATGCTGCGTCTGCGCAATGTCAAGGTCATATCCGCTGGGATTCCGCCCGTCCGCCGAGCCATCAAGGCGATCTAGGTTCCAGACGGCCTGAGGCGCACGATTCTCGCTAACACTTCCGGCAGCGGAGGAACGTAAGACGACCGAGACCGCCGTGCCGCTATGCTCCAGAAAGATGCCGTCGTTGTCATCGTAGTACCCGATGCGGTAGAGGCTATCTGCTCGGGGTACGTGAAAGAAGGTCTCGTTGATGAGTTGACTTTTCCCAGGTTGATAGCGGAAGTAGCCGCGGGATTGTCGTAGCGCGACCGAGAACGATCCGCTGACACCCAACTCGACTGAACTGAAAGCATGATTATGTTGGGNAGCCGCGGAGCCTGTGATGAAGCTGTCCCAAAGCAGGGGTTGCTCATCGTACTCGAACTGCGAATCGAAAATGTCGACCGGTTGCGAGACTCGGACACGACCAAAAGCGTCGATGCCTGCGCTATGCGGGTCGGCCTCAATGCTGACGGCTGCCGGATTCCCGTCCCTCAACCATCCGCTTATGAGTTCGTCGTCACCGGGCATGTCTCTCGCCTTTTGTGACGGAGGGGCAGTACGGATCACTCCGCGCTGCCCCTCCGCCTCTACTTATTCAGTTGTTCGGCCTGGATCACCCAATGGCTGGGCAGGTCGTGACCGTCCGGCCCGTGAAGAAGCCGGTGTAGTCACCATGCGCGCAGCAGTGCTTGATGACCAGGGCCGTTCGAGCCCAGACCTCGAAGCTGATCGCGGTACAGCCGGGCACGAGGTCCTTGAGAGCGAGCGGGATTTGGGTCAGCTTATAGACCAGCGGAACCCCGTTGTGCGTCATCCGCATGGCCCACAGATGCGCCCGGAACAGATTCGCTCCCGCCGGAGTGCGGGTGAAGTTGTTGTCGGCGACCACGGCCAGCCGGCCGACGCCGGTGTTGACGAAGCCAGCGAAGTTGAAGCCCGGCACGATCCGATCACCCGAGTCGAACTGGATGACCTGGCTTCCCTGGAAGCCCAACTGGAAATACGCGGACATCAACTCCTGAACGGCCTGAGGCGGTCCGAAGATCGTGGTCGGCTTGGCGCACGATTCCGACAGCCAGCGGTCGAAGCTCGTCGCCGAGAACGTGCCGGAGGCGGCCCATTCGGCCTCGTTCGTGTGGAAGGTGCAGGACTGCGCAGCCTGCCACTGTTCGAAGCCATCGAACTCGAGGGAGTTGCCGGCGCTGTTGCCCAGCGCGAGCAGGCGATCCCAACCGTTCATCACGAGCGTCATGCCCAGCCGGATTTCCTTCTCCTTCAAGTCGGCGACGAACTCCTGCTCGAAGGTCGCGGTGGAGGAACCACCCGGCAGGCCCTCGCCGGACGGGATGCCGCCAACCAGGCGGTTGATCCCGTGCCATCCGGCGGAGGCGACGGCGGCGGAGTGCATGATGTCGTTGACCGCCAGGGACTTCTTCACCCCGATGTTCTTGAGGTTGACGGTGCGGTTCTCGCCGTCGTGGCGGTATTCCTCGGGGCATTCGCCGGTGGCGAAGGCGATGTAGGCCGAGCCCGAGGTGAAGGCGAGTTCATTCAACTCGCGCCACATCACCGCGTTCAGCGCGGTCGTCTCTTCCGGCAGCGCCTGCCAGAGGGAGATTTCCTCGCACATCGCGATGATCTCGGTCGGGTCGAGCGGCTGCGGATACTGCGCGGCAAAATCGCCCGGAGACGAGTATGGCTGCGGCAGAACGAGCGGATCGACAGCGCGGCCTACCAACTCAGGCTGAAAGGCGGTCTTCCCACCATTCGCCAGGTCGAGGACGCGGTCACCCGGATTGAGATTGGCACCTAGCATGTCTATCTCCTAGTCTCTGAAGGGTTGTCGCCCTTTCCCCTTTACCCGCCCGCCGCGGCTCTTGTTCGGCGAGCAGCCGGGTGATGCTTTACTCCTCGTGAATTCCGACCGACCTGCGCACGAGTGCTTTCAGGCCGGTTGCCCGTCGTGGCGTTGCACCGATGCTCAGCGGCAAGCCCGGAAGGCCGGTGTTCAGGGAACGCGGGATCAACTGGATTGCCCTGGCTTTCGGCCGTTCCGGCGGTGCGACGCGCAGAACCGATGGCTTGAGCGGCGGCCGACGCTCCGGTTGAGTCGTGAGCGCCTTGACGATTTCCGCCTGCGATGCCTTGATCTCGTCGACGGCAGACCGTAGGGGTGCTAGATGCTGCGCCATGCGATTGTCGACGACTCCTTCGATCGCTTCGGCAGTCAGCGACGCGGCCATCATGGTACCGGCCGCTGCGGGGGCCGGCGCTTCCGCGGGTTGCGTCGGCTGCTCGCCGGCCACAGGCCCGGCGACGATGCGGATGATGGTGTCAGCCAGCGCGTCGAGCGCCGGCTGGATCATGGCGAGTTTTTCTTCCGGCGACACCTGAGCCGCCGTCGCCTGATCGAAGGCCGCCTTGAAGGCACCAAGCGACTCGTCGAGCGGGTGCGCTGCGGGCGGCGGTGCCGGAGCCGGGGCGGCCGGCGCGGCAGGGGCTGCCTCGGGTGGCGNCGGGGCTTCTCTCACAACGGCCGCTTCCACCCCGGCTGTCTCGGACGGGGCTGGCGCGGGGNCGTCCNCGCCTGTCTCNGGCGGCNCGGACGGATCGACCTCTGGCTTGTCTTCCATGATGTTCGCTCCTCGCGCCAGAAGAGGCGCTATGTCACTGAGGACTCTCGCCGTCTGCACGTCGAGGTTGGCCTGAAAATCGGAAATGACGCTTCGGATCGCCAGGGGCTTGTTCTCGACCGATGGCGACGCGCTGATGTTGGAAAGAATGCCCGCCAGTACGCCCCACTCGTTGATGAGAATGGGCGCGCCACTTTTCTGCATGAAGGCTTCTGCCTCGGCCAGAGTCAGCGCGCCGCCAAGATAGCCGACAGGCGGAGGCGCATCAGTTCCGGCTGGCGCTGGCGTCGGCGCTTCCTCGCTCTTGATGACGAGGCCCTCGGAGCGCAATTGAAGAGGCTTGGCACGTCGCTCTAGCTCGTCCGCCTCCTTGTCGCCAACGATGGAGGCCGCGTCGTCTCTCTTAGTTTGCATGGATGACCTCTCTTCCAGACCGATCTCGGTCTCCGGATAGGCCGGCTTGCGCGTGAGCGCCAGGTGAACTAAGTGCCCCTTGCGATAGACCTTGCCAGCCAGGCCGGCTTCACACATCGGGCAGTGATCGGTGAGCGACTTGCGCTCGAACATGCCGTGACCAGCGTGCTCGTGGCCCCAATCGATGAAGGCAATGGAAATGCGGATGCGGTCGTCCGGTGGCCGGTTCTCTTTGATGTCCCGCTCGATGGCGTCGTAGGCAGAAACAGCAAGCGGCGTATCCCGGAACTCGCCACGCGCCTTGAGGATCGTGCTGTCGATGTAAACCTTGTTGGCCGGCCCCACAATACCGTAGCCATCGAGATCGAGATAGTGCGCCACGCCGAGGTAGGGATTGCCACCCTGCCAGGCTTCGGAAGCGAACGGTGTAGGTACCGACTCGCGGCTATCGATGCGGCGTATGAAGTCCTGGAAAAGCTCGACCGACATCCGCTCCCCATAGGCGTCGGTCTTGATCCCACTCGAGGTGGCGAACCAACGGCGCGCACCGGTGTGCCTGTCTTTGGAGACGCGGCTGATGAACATGGTCGCGTGGGCGGGATCGGACATGACTGCGAGGGTCTGTTGGCTGGGGGAGGGGATGTTACCGACATGTAAAGCCGGTGTGAACTCGTCGCAATAGTCGCCCGGATTTGGGTGGACCTCGACGATGAAACAGTCCCCGCCGACGAAATAGCGACAGTCGCCGCATTGGAGACCGGGAACGCCACCGGCGACGCGGAAGCCAGCTTCGGCCGGCGACAGTTTCTTCGTCCTGGGGCCAAAGCTGATCTGGCCGGTGAGGCCATCTCGCGTTGCAAGGGTTGCCTCGGTCACTGCTTTTCTTTGGTCTTGGGTTTGGGGCCCCAGAGCGCATGCACGGCTCGCATCAGAACGGGCACCGCCAGGACCTCGCCCCGCTCTGTCGAACGATGGTAGGTCCGAGAAACAAGGCTTCCCACGGTCTCGCCGCGGGAAGCCAAGTGCTTTGGATGGGGTGAGAAATGGACCGCCATGGCTCAGAACCGAGGATCGCCGTAGCGGCGTTCGTCCGACGGAATCTGGACGGCCAAGCTCATCGCCGCGCCACGCGTCAATTCGCGAAGCTTCCAGTTGATCGTCCGGGACTTCCGAACGAGAACGGTACGCTGGAGGATGGGGCCATCCGGGCTGTCAAGCCAACGCTGGAAGATGAACTCATCCTTGCGCGTCGGATTGACAATCGGCTGCCATCCGCCTTCGGCACAGTGCTCGACGGCGGCCTCATAGCTCCGGGCGACGGCCCGCTCGATGATGAGGGCTCCCACCGTTCGCTGCTGGATCGGCCGTCGCATCCAGTCATTGCTGTTCATGCTGTCGGGGCGAACCGCCACCTTGTCGGCGAGGCCTTGATCGAGCATCGCCTGATCGGCCAGCGCTTCCTCGTGGCGACGACGCTCGGTCGCGCTCATGGCGACCAGGGACTTTTCCTCTTCTCCGCCCCATTCCTCGCTGACTTCGTCAAGCGCGCCGAGGGCCTTGGCCCGCATGCGAATGTGAGCCTTCACCTCGTTCTTGTTGCCAGCGCGACCGAATGACTGGATCGCGTCCCGCAGATCGCCCATGTCAGCAATGGGATAGGAACCGTCGGGGAGCGCCCAGCCCTTTTCGGCGTACTCGGCGCGCTTCTCCGGCGAGTAGTCTTTGCGGATGACGAGCGGCAGTGACAGATCGCCGTAGTCGTTCCGATGAAGTCGCATGGTCCGGCTCACCGGTTCCTCCTCGCCGCCTTTGACGGCGGCGTCAGCCTTCGCGCTGGCGCACACG